GTAAATCAATACATCCATCCACTACATCGTTTTCCATAAACGTTTTTAGGATTAGCGCTGTGTTCTGAATGAACGGCTTCCAAATACCCATGTTCAAATTTTGCCCAACAGGAGAATGAGCATAGATGTAATTCAATGAGTAATTCAATGTTACTTTCTCGTTCCCACCCGTTCCGTATGTGTCAATACTTGGATTAATGCCAGACACAAAACCCGCGGGATCTGGAAACAAACAGGGAGTAACCATAATTGCATTAACTGGTATTTCGTTTAGGTCGTACACTTTCACTCCAGAAATACTCAGGTTGCTTATGGCAGCTGCCACGTCCTCAATGTTCACATTGATTGTCATAAGACTTTCCTTTTGAACGTCTCAAGGATCGTTAAATCCAGTGGGCTAACATCCTCTGGTCTGATAACAATTCCAGATTGAGTAAAACTAATACGCCCTGCCGACTGCTGGCCGTTTCTAGACATGTACATGTTCATACAAACATCCAAACACGCCTGTTTTATTTCATCTTGAGTGTTCCAAACATATACAGTAGCGCCGTTAAGATGTGCTGCTGCGGTAGAACCATTGTCACCGCGAGAAACTGTTATTGTATTTGTTGAAACATTCGACACATTGAAAATTTCAGTGTCAATTTTTACAATGCTGTCCTTAGTCACCGCGTGTCCGGCGGTCATGGTAAAAGTTGTGGCGGTTGTATTAGAAATCGCGGCGCCCAAAGTCCCAACGCTTGACCAGGCTCTTGTATAGTCGTTATGGAATCCCCATAAACCATCTACCGAGATCGAAAAGTCATTATCGCCAGCGCCTGTTGCGTTCCAGGTTATAGAAGCAGATGTTAGCAATTTGGCCGCGTATTTTGGGTAGTAATTCTTGGGAAGTAAATTGTATTGGGTGGATGTAACGACAACAGTATCACCGTTTGTAATGCTTGTCACTTCTAGTAAATCATCACCAAAATACAAAATAGATAAGTCGGTGTAATCCTCTGGAACGCTGATATATTTAGTTTCATAATGCGGGTAAAACTTCCTGACACATTTTGAATCAATGTATCTTGAGACGTTTTGTATCATAGTTTCAATCAGGCTATCATCGGTGGTGTCTGTTAATATGTTCGCGGCCTGTCCGCGCGTTACCATTGAATATTTAAAATCAGCAAGAGAGATGTAGGCATTTTTCATTTTGCAATCCCGTCGTATTTATCCATATAAAGCATGTTCTCTTTCATCATTCCGTACATAACTCCTGTTTCATAAGCGGCGTTTCCGTACTCTGTGAGTGCATCAATAAATGGTTTTTCTGCCTGTTCGCTATGCGTTTGTCTAAGTACGTTCCAGATGTACTCAACAATTCCAGAATGATGATACTTGAGCGCCTTTTTTTCTTCACCGTCAATTTGACATTTTGCAGTTACGTATTCAAATTGTCCACGATCCGCTAAGGTATTCTGACCTAGATATTTTTCTGCTTCTGCCAATGCGCCTGCATAAGTACCTGTAATTTCTGCCTGTTCTTCATAGTTCTTTATCAACTCTGGCAGTTTCTCAAATTCGCTCTTTCTTTGCGCCTTAGTAATTGCGCTTAGAGAATTATTTAGTGCTTTGTCCGCTGCAATCCAACCGTTGTCATTGTAAGAACACCTGTCTTTAAAATACGCAGCGCCAAAATCAATAATTCCTTCGTACCCATAAAGCGTTGCCTGAAACATGAGTTGACCTGACCTCAAAACCACGTTATCAGTTCCCAGCATCCCTTTTGCAAACCCGACCCAAAACCGCCACGAATTAGCACCGTATTTGTACTCAGAAGCGCTCAGATCAACGCCGTAAATCTCAATGTATTTGTATCCCTGTAAAAGAGCTAATGCCAATGCGTAAGCGTTCGATAAACCAAATAATCTTACACCACCAAGTTTTAGCACATCATCTAACGGGAATTTCACGGAATCGGGTACACGTTCATCTTTATCTTGCATGTAAACAGGTTTACCGTGATTCTCTTGTAGCCATTCCCAATAATTCGCATTTTTAGTGTTATGGCCGGTGTATACGTCTGGAATGTGAAGTTGAAAACTTACATCATATCGTTTGCACCATTCAGCCATGGGCGCTTCATTGAACACCCAAATATCATATTCTTTGTCATCAAAAGGCGCTAACCCTCTTGAATCTGGGTGAGTTCCTACAATCGCAAGTTTATTCATGTTCTCTCCATGTCTCTCCGTTTTTGAGTGGGGGTTATGGGGGAGAGAAGCCCATAACCCCCAAAACTCACTAAGAAGCAGACACCATGCTGTTCTGTGCGTACCGAGGTTCAAGTACACATTGTGCGCTTACCAAAGTAGCGGTAGCGCCAGCGTCAGGGGTGATGAGAGCGTAGACGTAAGAGCAGTCTTTATCAGTGTTGGCACCACGAGCAACGGCGGGGTTAACATCAATGAGCAACATCTTGCCATCATCGGTAGTAGCGATAGAAACACCAGCAGAAGTTGCGGCGGTAATATTGCCCAATGTATCGGTAGCAACAGCACCACTCAAGCGATAGTTAAAGGCGATGGCGGTGGCGCCGGTAGAAGCAGCACCGGTAGCAGCCAGCAGGGTAACGGTAACGGCCTGATCAGCAGAAGCGGCGGCAATGTTACCAAACTGAATAAAGAATGTAGCGCGGTGAGAGCCAGCCAGGTTTACAATAGCGGTTTTGGTTGCGGTAGCCGCAATATCAACCGGTGCCAACACGGGTAAACTTTTTACGTTCTGTCCAAAACGAGAAATCATTATTACTCCTGTTATCTAAATCCGGTGGGGCATTGCCTACCCCACCGGTTGCACGTTATTTAGGTTATGCGGAGGCAGAACCAAGAACCACGAAAGCGGATTGAGTGTTCGAACCCTTATACGGGGTGATAGCGGATGCTTCAGCGGTCTGACCATCACAGCGATAAATCCAGCGGAAGGCCGATTCATCGGTCAAGAAGGCCAAGTGAATACTGGTAGCTTCCTGAATACCACCCTTTTCCCAGAACAGGTATTCGCCCATGTTTGCGAGCAGAATATCACCGGTGGTATTTAGGGAAGCGTTAAACTCAGTTACGTTCACGGGTTTACCCATGATGCGCATGACACCATCCATGCCGTAAGAAACATACGGGCTAAGGACAGAGGTAGTACCAGAGAAGTACAACTGCATCAGTTGAGTTTCAACATCGGAGTTAATGTACCATTCAGCCCCACCACGGAAACGAGGGTGTAAGCGCTGCCACATGTTGAGAATATCAGCGTGCAGGACTTTAGTGGCGGTATCACGCTGCACAGTTACCAATGCACCTGATTTCATCACGCCCAAAGGCCCACCAACGCCAAGACCGTTAAGGATGTCATCATTAGCCATGAAATTAAGTTCTTCACCTGCTGATTGGCGAGCAACGGCGGCAAATTGAGCAGAATCAGCCAACAGTTCGTCAGTAGCATACATCAACACGCCGTACTTTTTGAGTTCCCAGTTGATGCGGCGGAAGGCGGGTTTACTCTTAGTTAAAGTTCCGGCTTCGGCTAAACGATAGCCTACAACACCACCCCAGCGAGAACCAGCAACACGGGAAGTCTCGTCAATACCATTGATGTAGCCAAAGTTGCTGTTGTTGCCAACGGGCATCTTGCGGACTTTGGAAGTAAATGGGCCAGCCTCGTGCATAGGTTTCAAGATTTCAGCAACGAGAGTAGGCTCAATCGGATAACCACCCTCAGAGGGAGTACCTTCGTTAGCGCCGTTCGCTTTGATAGATTGTTCTTGCAAACGAGCTAAACGTGGGTCAACCTTGCCATTGGGAGACATGGCATTTTTAATTGCTTTGGCATTTTCAGCCAAGCTCTCAAATTTATTGTCACCTTCATCATGAGTGACTACAATACCGGCAGTATCAGGAGCCGGAGCGGCGGCCTTTACAGCCTCAACAGCAGTTTTGACCGCACCGTCAACAAGTTCTTTCAGTTCTTCTTTAGTAAGTTCCATTTTGTTTTCCTTTTTAATTTCTGGCACGGCCAGATTGATTAACGATTTCAGCGGGATTGCGCTGTTTTTAGGTTCGGCTGGGGTAGGGGTCAAACTTGCATCTAATCCCAACGGCCAGCGGGTAATCTCATGCGCCCCGTTTTTCATGGCCTTACGGTCTACTAAGTGATTAGCAGTACCGCTGGACCATCCCAATTTACCTGCAAGTCCAAGTTCGGCAATTGCTTTTTCGTAGTCATTACGAGCGCCGATGACAACTTCTGCAAATACGCCAATATCATCCTTCTTGAGTTTTACGTCAGGAAGTGGTTCGGTATATTGCACAGAAGTGCCGTTGTAGTAAACCGGCATCCGATGAT